GCAGATGCCGTAAGGTCCGTTTCGTCCCATGTGGAAGGCACAGAGTTTGCCAACGCAGGGTCAGAGAAACGCACACGGTTAGGGAAGGTCACACCATTCTCTACTGTGCCTAGGGCCAACAAAAAGTCACCATACGAACGTAGAGAGTTCGTTAGGTAACCTGAGGGCCAGTTGGGAAGCGTAGAGAAGTTAGTGCCGCCTGATGCCCTGTGTAGGGGCGCAGTGTCTGACCTGTTGATGTAGGTTACATCGGCAAGTGTGGTTGCTGTAAGTTCTGTAGAGGGTGACTGTGTAGAACCAGTGTAGACGGTACTGAATGCGCCATTGGAGAACTCTCGTATCGTAAGAGTATCATCCACCACCAACACAGTATCATAACCAGAGGGTGACGTTAGACCATAAGAAAACATTGGCGTCCAAGAGACTGCATCGGATACCTTTCGGTAGATAGGTCCAGCAGTCACTTTACCTTCGTTAAATCTCACGTTCTTGGCACGTGTGAAACCGCTAAGAGGTAAGTTGTAGGGGTCTACATCTGTCACCACACCCACAGACCCTAAGCCTCGGATAGGTAAGTTAGCCATGTTCTTGAGTGTCTTTCGCTAAAGTTAGAGACAGGAGGGCTTAGTGGGCCACGAGATTGTATTAGGGAACCCAGATTGCTGTGGTACATCAAGCAACGCTGTGCGGTAGGCAGAGACCTCGGTTTGCTCTTGTTCGCTTAGGTCACCCCAGCGCAGCGGGTTGCTTACTATTGGGTCCACCTCCAACACCAACTTCACATCGCGTGTGTCACGCTCAAAGGCAGCAACACGTGCATCATGGTCAGACTGTGAGAATGGAGCATAGTCAGAACCAATGAGTTCTAGTAGTGCAGCATTGTCTATAGTCGTATCAGTGTCCCAAGGCGTAAGCATGTAAGGAATCCATCCATACTGTGGGTGGTGAATCTCTACGTCAAACTGTGTGTTCTCAGCGTTCATCGACTGAGCATTGCGTACTTCTGTTATTAATTCTGTTGTCATCTTATGCAATCCTTAGCCAAACTGTACCACGGTCAAGGTGAGCCGCATAACCCATGCATCGCCATGTCCCTGATGTGACATTACCCGCAACTGCTGATGCCGATCTGTCAGTATAGTAAAGTGAACTAGAATAGGTTGAGCCTGGGTTTGCAGCGGATACTGCCGTGGACGTACTACGCATCAAGAATGCATATGTACCTACGTCACCAGTGGTTGTTGACTGTGTGGGTACACTGGCAGCCGTAATGTAGCCAGCACCGTTGCCAATCTGGGAGTTGTCAGTGATTGACTGTGGGAAACCTGAGATACTGACGCTGCTTAGGCCAGACCGCTGTAGGGTCAACGTAGTCCCACTGAATGAACCGCCAGTCACATAGTAGTTAGTGTCTGTGGTGCCAGCGGGTAACGCTACGAAACTGAAGTTACCTGAGCCGTCGGTAGACAACACCATGCCATTGGAGCCGTCAGAAATGCCTAGGTCTGTTATGGTGCTAGGGATTGCTGTGGTGTTGTTTAGGTTGGCGACTGTAGCAGTCACTGCGCCGTCTAGGTTCGGAAAGGTGTTCTTTAAGACTGTCTTTATGAGACGGATGTGGTCGTCCGCTTGCGCTAGACCGTCAGTTGCTGCTGGGTTTGCTATGTTCAAACCGTCAACGTATGTCGAAGTTTCTAAGCCCATGTCGGACGTTCCTCTTTTGGTGGCTGGGGTGGCTTTTGGTGGCTGGGGTGGACCTCTCGTTGCGAAGGCCCGACAACAACAACAACAACAAAAACCTTTAGCCTACTTTTTGAAATTGAGTTGATTCTAAGGGTAGCGGGGGTCTCTTTTTGACTAGGGAACCTAAGTTTCTACGGAGTCCGCTTGCTAACCTACTGTTTTCTATAGGTTTCTATGGTAGGGGATATAGTATCCCAAGAGGGGGCTGGGGTATCAGTGGTCAACCTCGGTGACATTAGCCTTGAGATTTTTATCTGGTTGAGAGCCTTGGCTTTTCGACACGGATAGGGACACCTCAGTCAACACCAGATACACAAGCAAACACGAGACCAACAGCCCCACCAGTAAAACCACAGCCCTGACTTCAGAACTCAAGTTAATCACACCCTCACCCTACTCTCTATCTATAGTAGGCGTGGGACCGCCTAAGAGACTTTAGGCCGCTGTGAGCGTCCATAGTTGTCGGGAAGTCTCTGGGGTCTACCACACCAGACCGAGACGCTATAGTCACTTAAGTATCTATAGTATCTCAGGTCATCTTATCTTTGTGTATTGCGGAGGTGGGAGTTCTTGTCGCTTCAGTCACTTTAGTGTCACTCTAGTATCTCTAGTGTCCCTCGGCGGCGGTGGTGTCCGCTTCCTCTCTATAGGGGGGCAGAAGTAACTTTTTGTTTGACAGGGGATTTCCGATGTGAGCATATGGTGCTTACGGAGGCTGTCGGGGCTTCTGCGATATTGGTGGCTCAGGTTCGAGGGGACTGTAACTCCCTCGCGGAGACGCACGCTAGGTTCGATTCCTAGGTCGCCCACCACTAATCAAAGGACAATCCGACTGCATACCTCCGCAACCAAACGGAGACAGTCGATGACTTACACAATCAAACAGCAAATCACACGTGACCTAGCAGGTCTTGATGTAAACGATAGCAACTCACACGTACGCAGATACTTCCGCCTGTTTATTGAAGGCTCATATGCCAACGGTAACGGTGCAGAGGTACAAGCAGAGAACCTACGCACCATCCACAACATCCTACGCAACGATGACCTTTCAGGTGTCTCTAAGCGTAAGCAGATGTGTTCTTGGACAATCAACCAGTTCGTTCGCAACTTCATGGCAGACTACGGTGGCTCATACTCACACGTACAAAAGTGCATCGTGAACAGCATGACCAAAGGTGACCTTGAGTATTTGACCACAGAGTTGATGCTTGATGCAATCGACTGGTTCCACGCTTCTCAAGTTGAGGAGGTGTAACCATGTCTGTTTACTACACACTATTTGTATTCGATAAGAACGCTAACAAGTGGGTGGATGTCTTCGGGGCAACCACTCGCGCCGAGTGCGTCGAAGAGGGCCAAGAGTACTTCGGTGAGCGCAAGAAAATCATGAAGAACGATGGCACTCACGTAGGTCTCATGAAGAACTACGCGGAACTCGGGCAGCGTGTGCAAGACCTACACCCACACGAGAAAGACCTCGTAATCTTTCAGGCCACACAGTTTCCACATGAGGGTGACACCCACCTCTACCACATTCTAGGCCACTTCAATGGTCAGTTCCTCAGCGCAGTGTTCAACAACGACTGCAAAGGTTTCTACCACAGCCATTATTTTGGTGAAGACCAAATGGAAGCCTTGGCAGACTACCGCGCACGTGTCGGTGACCGTTTCGATTTGTGGACACGTGGTCAAGGCCGCCCAAAGTTTGCCTCACTTGAGGAGGCATATGAAGCAGCAATGGAACGCCGCGACAGCCTCTTAGTTTTCACAGAGGAGTTAGCGTGATGTGGAACTGGAAAGAAATCCTAGGCGATCTAGTGGGCGTTCTGTGCCTCTTCTTCATCCTCTACGGCGGCCTTGTCTTTGGCTCAATCTACTAAACCCCTGAGCCTCTGGGGACACACCTTAGAGGCTTACATCTTAATCATGCATGGGGTGGATGTTGTGTGGAAGCCAAAGCATCCCACAGACGAACCACCCTTCTAATAGGAGACACTTATGTCATACGATCCAAAAGCACACTCACAGAAATCATACGATCAACTACAGGTTCGCAAGGCAGCGGTTGCCTGTATGACCGAAGAGCAACGCGAAGCCATACAAGGGACACTGAGTGCCCTAAATGATGCCCTTGAGTACATCACCGAGATACACGACTTGCGACTGTCAGACATTGATAAGCTGACTACGGCTTACTGGAAACTGTACCACAGCACCCTAACAGAGCCGACAGAATATCAAGTGGAGGGCTTTGAGGAACATGGGATAGGCGAGTACGCCACCAAAGCAATCGAGGAGGCGTCATCATGAGACTTTACACAAACATGAAAGCCGAGTGGTTCGGTACGCAAGCAGACGCAAAAGCAGCGGGTGTTGAGTGGTGGGAAGTAAATGTTCCTGTAGACAAACCAAACCTACTCAAGTTCCTCAGCGGTAAGTCATACGGCGAACCTAGCCCTGAGGAACCCACAGCAGCCCCTGTATCCCACCAAAGCACAGCCATGAAGCCGCATCCGTGGCAGTCAGTTCGACACATGGCAGAGAGTGCCTCGCTCAAGGACTTGGGTGTGGTGCTGTCGGTCATCATGAACCGCATGGATGAACTAGCCGACAAGGAGGTGACGTCATGATTACTTTTGCTGACTTTATGAAACAGGAAGCGGACCGCTTGTG